CCACCTACCGTAGGACGAGTTACGGAAAAAGCACCTACTAGTTTTCTAGGGTTTAAGTTTCTTGGGCAGATTGAACCGGCAGGAGCCACAAAAAAGATCAAGCCTAGACCTGCAGCAAAACCAATTCTTCCAGATCCAAGATATAATCCTAATCTTCAGTCAGAGATTACACCTAAGACTAAGCTAGGATTGGGAGTTACACTTGCAAAATTCTTAGGCGGTCGTGGAGATAAGGTATCCATAGATCATATTACTACTCTAGATGAGAGAAAGAAGATTGCAAGACAGTTCTATCTACAGGCTGAAGCTCTAAAGGCTGTGTCTGAAGATACTGGAAAATTTAAGAATCATAGAATGGTAGTGCTCGAAGGGTTATATAGAAAATCGCCCGGAGAGACTATAACCGCAGGATCCTTTAATGATCTGGCACAACAAGGAAGAGTTGTGGTATACCAACTCCTAGACCAGAGTGGCAATGTAGACCTACTTAAAACATTTGATCTTGCAATACACCTGAAAGATAACTTATTCTATGAAAAGTTATCCTTGAGTTATGATAACTATGATCCTTCTGGTGCTTTAAATGCAGAACTTATCATACAAATGCCTACCGTAACGGAACAGTTTATAGGTAACTACACTATGAATATAGAAACACTGTATAATAACAAGATTCAAGCTAATAAAGAGTTCATCGAGATCGTATAAACATTATAAATAGAATCAAATATTTTGGAGAATTAAATGCCAGCAAGAGCCTTTGCAACTGAAGATGGAATACAAGATAAGTCCACTCTAGTTGCTACTCGAAATAGAGAGTACTCAGATATTGATTTAGCTTTTGCGCCTAGGCCAGATGGGGATGTCTATAAGAAAGAATCCGCGGCCGCAGTCAAGCAAGCAGTAAAGAATTTGCTCTTGACGAATCATGGAGAGAAACCTTTCAAGCCTTTATTCGGAGGAAATCTAAACGACCTTCTTTTTGAACTATCAGATGACTACTTCGATACAGATCTTGACGATCAGATCAAGCTAGCGATTTCTAATTCAGAACCAAGAGCTTCTGTACTAGCTATTGATATTAATCAACAACCTGATCGAAATAACATAAACTGTACAATAACTTTTAGAGTTAAAAGCTTGAATGAGATCATAACAATTAACACATCAGTTTCAAGGTTAAGATAAATGCCAACAGCTATAGAATCCACTGCACTTGATTTTACAAATATCAAGAACAATTTAAAAACGTTTTTAGCAAGTAAACCAGAGTTTGCAGACTTTAACTTTGAAGCAGCGGGTATCAGTAATCTTCTCGATGTTCTTGCATACAACACTCACTATAACGGACTTACCGCAAACTTTGCTCTTAATGAGTCTTTTTTAAATACAGCACAGCTTAGGTCTTCTGTAGTATCTCACGCTCAAACGTTGGGATACCAGCCAAGATCTAAGACAGCAGCCTTAGCACAAGTTAATCTTTCTCTTAATCTTGCGGGTGTAGCCAATAGACCTACGCAGATAACTTTACCTTCAGGAAGAACGTTTACTTCTGCAATTGCTGGTACTACATACACCTTTCAAACGATTAGAGCTCATTACGCAACCGATGATGGAAATGGTACCTATGTTTTTGCTGATACTGACGGAGACACAACAGTCAAAATATATGAGGGTACTGAAAAAACTAAGACGTTCTTTGTAGGTGAAACTAGTGAACGCCAGATTTACATGATTCCTGATACTACACTAGACACAGCAACTGTGCAAGTTCTAGCTTATGCTAATCCTTCAACTACAGATTTTGTAACATACTTGGATGTACAAGAGGCGGTGAGAGTCACAGCCGATTCTCAATTCTATCAGATTGTAGAAGCGCCTAACGGTGAGTATGAACTTAATTTTGGAGACGGCATATCTTTTGGTAAAGCACCAGACGTAGGTAGTGTTGTTAGAGTAACTTATCTTTCAACACTTGGTCCAGAGGCTAATGGAGGAACAACATTTACACCCACCGCTGATGTTACTGTCAACGCGGTCAACTATCCTCTTACAGTAGTAACAACTTCGGCTTCGGCTGGTGGAGCGGTGAGGCAGTCACTTGAATCTATCAGAACAAATGCGCCTATTGCCTTTTCCTCTCAGCAAAGACTAGTTACAGCTGAAGACTATAAAGCACAGATATTAGCAAAGTTTTCTAATGTAGAAGATTGTATTTCTTGGGGAGGGCAGGATAATGTTCCAGCTAACTACGGGAACGTGTATGTTTCACTTAAATTTGCAGATAATGTAACAACATCTCAGCAGACAACTGTTAAAGATTCTATCCTTGCAAATCTCACTGATAACTTAGCTATACTTTCAATTAACACTGTGTTTGTAGATCCAATTGAAACTTTCCTTGAAGTCGTTGTATCGTTTGACTTCGATCCTAACAAGACTGGTAAGACGCTTGCTACATCTGAAACAGATGTATATAACATAGTGCAGAATTACTTTACACAGAATCTTGAAAAGTTTGATGCAACTTTCAGGAGATCTAATCTATTAACTCTTGTAGATGAGATTGGCGAATTTATTATATCTTCAAGAGCTGAAGTTAAAATGGTGCAGAGATTACCACTCACTCTCAATCAAACTCTTTCATACACTGTTCAATATCCAGAAGAACTTGCTCAACCTTCACCAACTTCATTTATAGTTGAGACTGGTGCATTTACGTTTGAAGGTGGACAAACTTGCGTCATAAGAAATAAGTTAAGTTCAACCAAATTGCAAGTTGTGAACATCACAAACGGAAACGTTCTTTCTGATAATATTGGATCTTATGATAGATTGGCTGGAAGTGTTACAATTACAGGATTCACGCCTGAAAGTATCTTATCTGGACAATCATTCTTAAACGTTAAAGTTGTTCCAGAAAACCAAGCTACAGTTAAACCGCTAAGAAATTATATTCTTAAGTTCGACGCCGATGCATCGTTTGCGCAAGGCACAATTGATACTCAAACAACTAAGGTTTCATTATCATGAGGGATAGAACCCTAACGGATTATCAAAGAAATTCTGACGTCTTTTATAAATCTTTTGTAAAAGAAATTCTTCCAGAATTTTATCAAAGAGATTATCCTAATCTTCTAAAATTTTTAGAATATTATTACGATGATTTTGAAGAAGATGTAACGTACACCGTATTTGACGAGCTCTTTGCAATCAGAGAGATAGAAGCTACCGGATTGCAATACTTGGATAATTTGTTTGCCGAGGTAGGAGCTGGAGTTTCTAAAGATTTCTTTACTGATCCTAGAGAAATGTTGCGTAGCTTTGCAGAGTTCTTTAGAAAGAAAGGTACACTTTGGTCGGCTGAGCAATTTTTTAGAGCTTTCTTTCAAGAAACGGTTGAGATCATATATCCTAAAAAAGATCTGTTTATAGTAGGCGAATCTAATGTAGGACCTGAATCTTTAAAGGTAATACAGAACGGTGCGCTTTATCAAATATTTTCGGTGTTGATCAGATCAGGTATACCAGCGGCTGCGTGGAGAGAATTGTACGTTAGGCTAGTTCATCCAGCAGGTTTCTTCTTAGGATCTGAGGTTGTTGTTGAAGATACTGGTCTCGGCGATTTAACTGCACCAACAGTAATTGCTGCTGATGTTGGAGCTCTCGTAGTCAGCTCATCAGCTACTATCATACCAAGGGCATTTCACATGGCAGAAGCAACGATTGGAATTCCAGATGGAAACGATTCAGATAGCGAAATTACGCTCATTAGACGCAGAAGTATTTCTGACTTTGCTACCATGGGCGCTATAGATTTTGCTGGTGGTTATGAAAGAATTGCTGGTACGGGTGATGAGATGGCGTTGTTGGATATTAACTCTCCAACTTTCGATGATGATATAGACAGCGCTGCTTACACTGGTAGAGATCAGGCTGATAGAGGACCTACTGGAGCTATTAAGTTTGACAACGATCGTGAAACTATGGACTTTGATAGATTTTTGGGTGCAGACTCTAGTGGATGGAAGTAAACGTTATAAATATAGTAAACTAAATTTTGAAAGAGATATAAATGGCTAGACAAATTATATCAACTGGCACTGCTGCTAATGATGGAACTGGAGATACTCTACGTTCTGCTGCTAATAAAATAAATGCAAACTTTGCAGAACTTTATGAAATTTCTACTGGTGACTCAGGATCATCGGCAGTATTGACTCAGTTTTCGGGTGCAAGTGTTCAGTTTGAAGGAACCAACATTGATGCGCACCAGACTTTGTTATCTGTAACTAATCCAACTGCAGACCGCACAGTCTTGATTCCAGATTACGGCGGGAACATTGTAGTAGATTCGGCCACACAAACTCTTAAGAATAAAACAATACTGGCGCCTGAAGTTACAGTCCCAACTATTAAAGATGCTAGCAGCTCTTACACATATAACGTTGTAGTTTCAACGCTAGCAGGTAGCAGAAATGTAACTCTTCCTGCATTGCAGACTGCTGATAACTTCGTCTTTGCCGATCATGCGGAAACACTAACAAATAAAACTTTAACAGGACCGACTATTTCAAGTCCTAAGATATCTACGGAGATCTTGGATGCTGCTGGTGCTAGGTTACTAGAACTTACTCCTACCGCAGGTGCCGTATATAATATTGACGTATCGAATGCAGATTCAAGTACGATACCTTCTCTTACTGCTGCTGGAGCAGGAACGGATATCAATTTAGATATTCAGGCGAAAGGTAATGCTTCGGTAAGAATTAATAAAGTACGATATAATACGGCTACCGTTACGGGTGCTGGAGCTATACCTGTAGCTGCTGGTCACATTATATTAAATTCAAATTCAGGAATCAGTACAACTCTTGCAGATGGAACTAATGTAGGAGAACAAAAGATTTTCACTAACAAAGGAAATGGAACAGTTAGAGTGACACCAAACAACATTGCAGATCCTGCAGGAAACGGATATGTAGATATCACAACTCTTAAGATGTGTATCATGATTTGGGACGGATCTAACTGGTTTTACAATTTATCATAGGAATTAAAAGATGGCAGCTGTAATTACACCAACTCTCAAGAAATATTTTATTGACAGGCTTTTTGACGATGTCAATGATTCGAATCAGAGATACTATATCGGTATCGGTAGATCTCGAGACTGGGATAGTTCGGACACCCCTCCAACACCCAAATCGCATGAGAGAGAAGAAAGAAATACTAGACTAACTATACAGTCTATGAAAAAGGTTGCGGCAAACTCTTTTGTTGTTCCACGTTTTAACTGGACAGCCGGTTCAATCTATGATGCATTTGATGATGCATTTGATGCTTATCCAGATAATGCATATTACGTGTTTACTGACGAAAATAAAGTTTTCATTTGCTTACAACAAGGTAAGAATGCTCAGGGAGCGCCGGTGGCTTCTTCAGACAAACCTACCGGTGAGTCGATATTACCTATTACTACCAGTGACGGATATGTTTGGAGATATCTTTATACGATTTCAGCATTAAGATCCAGCCAGTTTGTGACAGCTAACTTTCTGCCAGTAGAAAAGATTGACTCTCTTGGAACTGGCGCGAGTGTTATTGACACGAAAAATAAAGCTATTCAAGATTCAGCAATTGCTGGTGAGATCGTTGGAATACGACTCACTAATGGAGGTTCGGGATATACCACCGCTCCAACTATTGGTATTAACGGAAGATTTAGAAATAATGATTCGGTAGGTCATAGTTTAAATAAGCTTGCTGCAGCGACAGCTACTGTTTCCGGTGGTGCTATTGTTAAAATTGAGATGAATGATTCGGGATCAGGGAAATCATACGGAAGAAACTATGATTTTGCACAGATCACTATCAGTGGAGGTGGTGGTGCTGGAGCAAAAGCTCAAGCTATCATAGCAAAAGATAGTGGTGTTGGAAGTGATCCTAGAAGAGATTTAAGATCCAGTGCTATTATGTTTAACACAAAGCTTGAAGGTACGGAAAATAAAAAATTCTTAGTTGGCCAAGATTTTAGACAAGTTTCATTGATTAAAAATCCAGTGAGTTTTGTTTTAGATTCATTTGGCAAGCAGACAGCATTTCCTAACTTAGCGGAATTAGGATTAAGATCACTAAAGTTTGCTACTATAGTGAACACGTTTAGTAAAGATAACAGCATCAGAGGATTGACTAGTGGTGCAGTGGCTTATGTTGATAATGTTGATTCAACTCGAGTTCACTTTCACCAAGATTCAAATACAGGATTTATAGAGTTTAAAGAGGGTGAGACTATCGAAGAAACTAATGGTAACGGTGAAGGAACACTTCAACCCACTGGTACCGATCCCGATTCTGATGCATTCACAGAGAGCGGAATAGATATAACAAGCGGTCATGTTTTTTATGTTGACAACAGAGCATCTATCACAAGATCAACTGAACAAACTGAAGACATCAAGGTCGTAGTACAATTATAGGATAAGATATGCCAACACAACTTACAGAAACTTTACTATCTTCTACGTATAGAGACGACTTTAAGGATAGTAATAACTTTCATAGAATACTGTTTAACTCTGGTAGAGCTCTGCAAGCTAGAGAGCTTACGCAGATGCAAACCATTATTCAGAAAGAAGTTGAAAGATTCGGTAAGAATATTTTTAAGGAAGGTGCTGCAGTAAATCCGGGCGGATTGCTGGTTAACAAAAGATACGAGTTTATTAAGCTTGACACTGGTGTTAACCCACTCCCTTCAGACGCTGCAACCCTAGCTGCAATCAAAGGTTCTGAATTTACCGGTGCGACTTCTGGAATTAAGTTTGTGGTGTTGGAAATTGTGAACGCAGTTGGTTCAGATCCAGCAACTCTTTATGTAAGATATACCGATACATCAACTGGCGGTTCAGTCTCTGGACCGGAAGCTATTAGAATTACACCCGGTGAAAACATTTCATCTGCATCAGTAACACTTACTGTACAGACAACTAATACGACTACTAATCCAGCTGCAGGCCAAGGAACAAGAGCCTCAGTTCATGGTGGTGATTTCTTTGCTCAAGGACACTTTGTTAATGTTCAACCGCAATCAATTCTTCTTTCTAAGTATACAAAAAATCCTACAAAGACAGTAGGCTTTAGAGTTATTCAAGATGTTATTACATCTCAGGATGACGCTCAACTTTTTGATAACCAAGGTGCCGTTCCTAACGTTACTGCGCCTGGTGCTGATAGATTAAGAATTAGACTTGAACTTACTACTGCAGATGCAGTAGATTCAGCCGATAACTTCATATTCTACTCAGAAGTTGTTGACGGTACTGTTATGCAGACGGTCACTGGATTTGATCAGTATAACAAGATCAATGATGTGTTGGCCGTAAGAGGATTTGAAACTAACGGTAACTTTAATGTCAAAACTTTTAAGATTAAATTTGATGATGTTGATAGTGATGAAACTAAATTAGATCTTGGCGTATCGCCGGGTACTGCTTACGTAAATGGATATAGAGCAGACGTTAAGATTCCTCAAGTAATTAGAATCAATAAAGCACAGGATACTCTTACACTTAATAACCAGCTTGCTCCTGTAGTATATGGAAACTATGTAGATGTAATCGGTAACTTTAGAACTCAAACTGGCTCAGCCACTGCACCAATGAGACTTTCTCAAAGAGGTATGTTTGATGTTTCTAAGAATTACAGAGTTGAGTTAAGATCTATGGATTGCTTTGACTCAGACATCTACGGTAAAACGGGCGGATCAGCTTACTCACTGAGTACATATAGTGTTTATAACAGAAACATCACTTCCGGTAGTTTTGGTGGAGGAGTAGATAATAGAACTAGTTCAGGTTTAACGGGTTCAAATAACATTCAACTATCTGGTAATGATGTACAGGTTACACTTGATAGTATAGGTTCACCTACAGATGCAAGTCGTCAGATTAGTAACGGTGACATGGTTCACTTCAGTGGATTGAGTACATCAACTGAGCTTAACTCACTGAGACTTTTTGTCGGAGATCTTAATACTGGAACTAAAACTTTTACTTGTTATTCAGATCCATCATTAACTACTAAGTTCGACGGTTCTGCTAATGGTCCGGCTGGAGCAGTGACTGCTGCCAGTTCAACAAATGGTGGTTCGGCTAAAGTTGATTGGGGTACTATAGGATTTGCACATATTAGGTATGTTGACAAGATAAGTGACATTAGGCACAGGATTTATTTTAATGATGTTCAGATGCTTCCAGGAAAGTCATTTAGAAATGTACGTTCTTTTGGATCATCAAGAGATCTAGTTGCTACTATCATTCCAGATCCAATTACAAATCAAACGGCAATTGCAGGAACTACTAATAACACTTTGCTGATGCCTTTTGCTCGATCTAGATTAAAGACACTAACAGACATTTCACTTGATGTACAAAGAAAATTTTCTATCTCGCTTGGTAGTGGTCTTCAAGGTCAGGCCGCATTGACTGCAGCCGGTGAGGCGTTCGTAGATCTCTCAGAAGTTATCGGCGCCAATGTCGGTGGCGGAGGTGGAGCTGGCGCAGATGATCCTACTGAAGGTACATTCACGTTTCCAAACAGCACAACACTTGAGTACACGGGCAATGGAACTTATGATAACCAAAATGACGTTATCGATGTATTAGCAAAAGTAAGGAGAGCTACTGGTAGTATTAGAACAAAGACACTGACTAATACTGTACTTGAAATGAATTTAGACAGTTACAACGGTGCGCCGCTCTCTCCGAAACAAGCTTCTTTAAGAAAGGCAGATCTTTATAAGGTCAATTTTATTGTCGATAAGAATGACTCTTCAGATATTACAAATAAGTTCATTATTGATAACGGTCAACGAGATAATTTTTATGAGAACGCGAGGCTGATTCTAAAAGGTGGATTCGCGGAGCCAGTAGGAAAGATCAAAATTAACTTTTCATATTTCGAACACGGTCCTTCTGGTGATTTCTTTGCACCACAATCATACACTGATATTAATTACAGTGACATTCCTTCACACACTCTGGCTAATGGTACTGAGGTGAGCTTAAGAGATGTGATTGACATGAGACCTAGAAAAGCAAATCATAAAAATAATAAAGGATATGGGCATGTACTTTTTGGTGGTGGATTAGGAGAAACGGCTAACACCGGATATATTGATTCAACCAATACTGGTAAAATTTTCGAGCTACCTACACCGACTGATGTTATTCAGGCTGATACAGAAGTTTACTTGCCAAGACACGATAGACTAATCTTAAACGAGGCCGGTGAAGTAAACTATATTCAAGGTGTATCAAATACAAATCCAAAATATCCAGAGATGCCAGCTGGAGGACTAGAGCTTTATCAAATTCAGCTGAGACCGTTTACAGTTAATGATTCTGACTTAAGTACAAATCTTGTTGAAACTCGTGGTTACACGATGAAAGATATTGGAAGTATTGAAGACAGAGTCGATAGGCTTGAGGAAATGACATCTTTAAGCTTGTTAGAAATTGACTTAAAGAATTTTTCGGTACTTGACTCAACCGGTGCGGATAGAACTAAAGCTGGATTCTTTGTAGATAACTTTGTCGATCACTTATCTTCAGATCCTACTAATCTTGAGTTTAGATCTTCTATTGAACCTCGTGAAAAATTTATGAGAGCATCGTTTGCTCAAGAGGCAATCAACTTAGTTTATGATTCAGATCAGTCTACAAATACTATTCTTAAAGGTGATAATGTATATTTGAAATATACACAGTCAAGACTATTGAATCAACCTGTTTATTCACAAACAGAAAATATTAATCCATTCCAAGTTATTGTACATAAGGGTAGATTACGTATATCCCCAGGTTCAGATGATTGGAAAGAAGTTAACAGACTTCCTGATAGAGTTATTGATGGTGGATTTAGAATTAATCCTGCTCACCAAAACTTATTCAACCAGTGGTCATGGGGCTGGGGAGGAGTTCCTCTAAGCCAGCTTGAAGGTAGAGAAGCGGCTGGAAGTTGGAGTGCACCTCGAACTAATTCTTGGCAATCTGGAAATGCTACTATAACTGAAAGATCTAGATCTAGATCAGTGGCGAGAGTAGTACAGGGTGAAACACTTAGAGAATTCATTGAGGATAAAGTACTTGATGTGGCTATTATTCCATGGGCGAGATCACGATTCATCTCATTTAGAGCTCAGGGAATGAGACCTAATACTCAGGTCTTCCCATATTTCGACGGTAAGAGAGTTGATGATTGGGTTAGAGATTCTGACTTCATCAGTGTGTCTGATGCAAGAGGATCTTCAACTTCACCTAGGCCTTCTAATATTCCTGGGAACAGATATGCTAATGCAACTCAACATCCTAAGAACTCTACTACGCTTATTGCTGACGCTAAAGGTGAAGTCACTGGTAGTTTCTTCTTGCCTAATACTGATAGGGTCAAGTTTAAAACCGGCGAAAGAGAGTTTAAGCTTCTTGATATCACAGTTGATAATGAAAAAGATGCTGCTTCAATTGCAAAGGTTATATACACGTCAAACGGTATATTAGAAACTAGACAAAGAAACTTTAGATCTACTAGAACACTTGACATTCAAGTGAGAGGACAGAGACAAGTACTTTCAGTCAACGTTAGTGATAACGATGACGATGGTGGTAGTGATCCATTGGCGCAATCATTTAGAATTGTTGTACCTAATGGAATATTCTGCACTAAGATTGGAATTAGATTTGCAACAAAAGATGACGTCATTCCAGTGCAGTGCCAGCTTAGACCACTTGTTAACGGTCATCCTGCCGCAGAAGATATCTTGCCAGGAGCTATTAAATTCTTAGAGCCTTCACTGGTTAATACTTCTAACGATGGAACAGCTCTCACATATTTCGAGTTTGATGAACCGATCTATCTAAATTCTGGTACAGAGTACGCATTAGTTCTACTAGCAGAATCGATTGACTATAATGTTTATGTTGCTCAAACCGGTGAGTTTGTTTTTGGATCTACTGAGAAGAAAATTACTAAGCAGCCTTCAATGGGATCAATGTTTAAATCACAGAACGGATCGACTTGGGAACCTGCGCAGAACTTTGACATGGCGTTTGAGTTATGGCAGGCTAACTTTGTATCTGATGGTGAGTGTATATTGGAAAACAATCATCCGGCGGCACAGCTTTTACCGATGGATCCGTTTAGCATGGACGCATCAAATCAGATATGCACAGTGTATCAACCGGATCATGGATTTAAGAGAACAGATAAAGTAACTATTTCCGGTGCAACCGGAACGATTCAGGGTGTGGCAAACACTGCGCTTAATGCTACTCACACTATTACAAATGCAGAAAATGATTACTACCAATTTGATCATGGCGTAAGTTCTGGTGTCACTACTGGAGCGGGAGGCGGAAGCAGTATCATTGCTGATAAGAACTATATGTTCCAAACTGTTTGGCCTAACATCCAAACGCTAGTTCCGCCTACATGTGAGATTGATGCTAAGGGTAAATTTACAACTGCTCAGTCAATTGCTGAAGATACTCCATCTGCTGACTATCAAAAGGATACTGTATATCAACAGCTAGCACTATCGCAAAATAATGATTTAGGTGGACCAAGATTGATTCCATCAGAAACTAACAACAATCAAAACTTAGGTGTAGGACTTAAGGCTGCAACCTTGAGTATCCCAATGTCTACAAGATCAAGTGTAGTAAGTCCAGTCATTGATTTACAGAGAGCTTCATTGTGGTGCTTCCATAATAGAATTGATTTTAAAGAAGATGCTTCTGGTGGATCACATATGAATCCAAATATCAATCAGGTTTACTTTACAGCAGAAACCGATCCTAA